ATGTAGTAGTAGGTATCGATAAAGATTTGTTACAGATACCCGGAAATCATTACAACTTCAATAAGAAAACACATAGATTTATTAGTGATGATGAAGCGCACAAGCTGCTTATGATACAATGCTTAACTGGTGATCGAACAGATAACATACCGGGGATAAAAGGTATTGGTCCAAAGAAAGCTGAGAAGATACTAGAAGGTGTTAGTGCTGATGTTATGTGGAGATATGTTAAGAAAGCATGGCAAGAACATAATGCAGGTGACCCTAAGATATCTTTAAGATTACTATCAATGATAAAAACGTGGGAAGAATATGAAGATATTAAATCATCTATTGAAGATAAAGCCACTAAGTGCGAACAGAACACTGGGAGCGAGAGGGAAGAAATCCTTCAAGAGCCAAGTGTATGTGCAGTATCAAAAGGAAATAGCAGAGTTACTGAAAGACGTTAAGTGGCCTTTCGGAATCAATCAAGTAACATTCGATGTCGAAGGGGGTTTCTCTAATAGAGGAGCCGATCTAGACAACATAATTAAACCAATATTAGACACATATCAAGGGATATTTGAGGACTTCAATGATAACAGAGTATACAAAATCAAACTCACAAAAAGAATCACTCCAAAAGGAGATGAGTACATCAGAGTCAGAGTTTACGAAGAGCCAGAACAAGAAGAGTGATGGTAAAAAACTTAAAAGAAAAATAAATAAATCACACAATAGAAAGCTAAAAGCAGAAAGAGATTACTTATGAGTAGATATACAATGGGTCCATGTGAATTCTGTGGTTCGTCTGATGCATTTGCGTCTTACGAAGATGGAGTTGGTACATGTTTTAGTTGTAACAAATCTAAGAAATTAACTGAGGGAAGGAATGAACCAATCACCTATACAAATACTAATGTCATCACCGACATTGCTAATTATTCTAGTTACCCTATATCTAGTCGTAACTTATGTAAGGAAGTAATAGATCATTTTGATGTTAAAATGTCAACAACCCCTGATGGAAATCCGGGATCACATTATTACCCTTATACAAAGAAAGGACAAGTAGTAGCCTATAAAGAAAGAATACTACCTAAAGATTTCAGAATACATGGTAACTTTTCAAACGTAGAATTGTTTGGACAAAATGTAGCAAGTGGAAATAAAATGTTAATCATAACTGAAGGTGAGTTAGATGCTATGGCAGTGTCCCAAGCTTTCTACAAGAAATATAATAGATTCTTTGCTTGTGTATCTATACCTTCTGCATCTGCTACAAAAGTAATACTTGAGCAAAGAAGTTGGATAAATAAGTTTGAAACTGTTATCCTAGCGTTTGATCAAGACGAAGCAGGAGAAGCCTGTACATCGGCTGTAGCTAAGATGATAGGTGTAGGTAAGGTAAGAGTTGCTTCACTACCTAGGAAGGACGCATGTGACGTCTTAATTGAATTAGGTGAAGAGGCATTACAAAAATGCATATGGGATGCACAACCTTGGTCACCTGCTGGTATTGTGGTAGGTGAACAGATCTGGAGTCAGTTTAAAGACAGACAACTCGTGGAATCTGTACCATATCCTCAATGTTTAGAAGGTCTTAACCAAAAACTAAAAGGTATAAGACATGGTGAGATAACACTATTCACTAGTGGCACTGGTAGTGGTAAGAGTACTGTTATTAAAGAAATAATACTAGACTTACTAAACAAAACTAATGATAAGATAGGTCTCATATCTCTCGAAGAATCTATTGGTGATACAGCAGAGAAGTTTATCTCTATGCAACTAAGAAAATCTGTGTATAATCCAGACAATGTAACAGAAGAAGAAAGCAGACAAGCCTTTGATAAAGTATTTGGTAGTGAAAGATTAATACTATTAGATCATGCAGGTTCTGTAAGTGACTCCAGTCTCATAGAGAAGATCGAGTACATGGCGTTGATGGGTTGTAAGTACCTCGTGTTAGATCACATTACTATAGCTGTCTCTGAGGGATCTGAAGGACTGTCAGGTAATGAAGCAGTAGATAAGATTATGTCTGATCTATTGAAGATTGTTAAAAGACACAACATATGGTTAGGTCTTATCTCACACTTACGTAAAGCACAAGGTGGTACTAAAAGTTTCGAAGAAGGTAAGCTTGCTTCCATTGATGACATCAAAGGATCAGGTTCTATCAAACAAATATCATTTGATATTGTAAGCTTCGCTAGAAACTTGATAGCAGAAGATGATACAGAACGTAATGTTATAAGATTTAGAGTACTTAAGTCTAGATTTACAGGGCTTACAGGTAATGCTGGATCTTCTATCTATAATCATGAGACTGGTAGACTAAGTGAATCTGGAGGTTTTGAATTTCAAGCAGTAGGAGTATAATATATGAAACCTTTTTATGAGGTTACAGAATACCTCATTAATAAAGTGAGGAATATAAATAGTAAAAACCCTAAAGCAAATACTGGTGCTGTCATCCTACAGTATGATAAAAACTATGAAGATGATATGGAAAAGTTTGTAAAGTCAGCTCTACAAACTATACAAATATTATTTACAACAAGTAGTAGTTCTAATCCTGTAGGTACAGCCAACCTAACTAACATATCATCTAAGATAGGTAGAGAAATAAGTAGGTATCTGAATAGAGAACTTACTTGGCTCAATCAAATAAGATTGGGCGATCTATTTGTTGAGGGTTTCTACCACTGTGGCTTTGTAGATATCTATTATCCAAAGACTAGAAATACTAGTTACATAGTATCTGCAACAGCTAGGTGGGTAGAACTAGCAGACATACCCGAAATGTTTTCTAGAGTAAGTCTAATACACACATCTATTACTCCTCCAAGAAGTATTAATAGTATGATGCAGAGTATTGGATCAATACAATTCCCTGTAATAAAAGGAAGAACAGGTAAGGATTACTTAGAGTTAGATAGGCCATACATAAGGACTATAAATAAATTACAAAACTCTGGGTGGAGAATTAACAGAAGAGTACTAGAGATAATAGAAAAGAATAAAGAAGTATTCTCTAGTTCAATACCATTTGAAAATAATGATGCTAAAGAATTAAAGCGTAGAAGCCAAGCATTAGAATGGAGTTTCATTATAGCTAAAGCTAACATACTAAAAGATGAAGATGTATTCTATCAGTACCTCGATGCTGACTATAGAGGACGCTTGTACTACAAAGAACCATTCCTAAACTATCAAGGGTCAGACATATCTCGTGGAATGTTAAAGTTCGCAAGAGCTAAACCTATGACACAAGAAGGTTTGTTTTGGTTAGCAGTGCATACAGCATCAAGTTACAATGAAAGCTTCGGGATCAATGAGATACCAGATTGGTGTGAAACAAACTACAAATCGTTCTTAGAAGGTGAAGGTCTAGATGATATATCAGTAGACAAAATGACACTAGAAGACAGAGTACGATGGGTTAATGAGCATATGGATACCATTGTAGACATAGGGATAAATGGTGAGATAGATACGACAGCAGAAAGGATAGTGACATTCTTAGCTTGTTGTATTGAGTGGGCAGATTACCACAAGGCTGTAAAAGATAAAAGAATTTACATGTCTCATCTTCCTATACCTATAGATGGATCTAATAATGGATGGCAGCATCTTGGTGCAATATCTAAAGACACACAAACAGGAGATCTTGTAGGGTTAATACCTAGCAACATACAGAAAGACTTCTATGTACAGACTGCAAAAGAACTTATCAGTCTTACAGATGATGAAAGATTAGTAAACATATTAAGTCGAATGCCTATGAAAAGTATACGTAAAGGTATAACTAAACGTGGAAGTATGACCCGTGCCTACTCAGCAGGTGCTAAGAAGATAGCTGAAAATATGTTCTTTGATTGTAAAGCTGAAGATTATCATACAGAGTATGGTATTACTCAAGATGATTGTAATAAATTTGCTAAGGTATTAATAAAAGCAATCAACAATGTATGTCCCGGTCCTCTACAGACTATGAGTTACCTTCAAGAGCTTGCTAAGTATGAACTTGGTAAGTTTAATAAGGTTAATGAAGATGGAGAGGTAGCAGGTGATGACTATAAAGAAGCTGTTAAAAGAAGATCAGAACTATTTAAAACAAAAGACATTACTGATGAAGAGATTGAAGAACTAAACACACTTGTAAAGTTTACATCTAAATATAAATCAGTACTTGTACATGGTAATGGTTCCGATAGAATCAAATGGACTACACCATCTGGCTTTGATGTTGAGTACACAAAGTTTAGAATGGAACGTAAGAAAGGTAGAGGTACTATTGCAGGGTTCAAGAAATCTAGTGGTGGTCACCAAGGTATTAATCATGTTGCTCAAGCAGCAACTATATACCCTGACATACAAGGATTCTTGTGTGGTATATCACCAAATGTAATACACTCACTCGATGCAAGTCACATGGCTCTAGTAGTAGATCAGTGGCATGGAGAGTTTGGTGCAGTACATGATAGCTTCTCTACCCATGCATGTGATGTCGAACATCTTCTTGGAATAACTAAGGTAGTCTTTATAGATATGTATGATAAAGAAAACTTTTATAACTGGCTTGAAGAAGAACTAATATCTGAAGACCATGAGGGTCTAGATGTACAACAACCACAGTTAGGTAACTTAGATATCAATGATGTCCAAGAGTCTGACTATTTCTTTTCATAGGAGGAACTTATGTCAATAGAATATAATGTCTTAGCACTAAGAGGTGCTGATATAAAGGATCAAGAGTATGTAGAAATGTATAATCTAGATCCTAGTGTAGCGAATACACCAAAAATAAATGATGCTATGTTAGATTTAATTTATAATGAAAACATAGAGAATGGAACAGAAGAAAGAAAAGCAAAAGAGTTAAAAGAAAATGCTAAAAGAGATATCAGAATACTGTTAGCTAAGAAAGGTTTACTACCTGAAGCAACATAAAAATAAATAAAAAACCCCACTAGGAATCCTTAATTGGAAACTTAGTGGGGTCTTTTTTTTTAAATTGTGTAGTAGTTTAAACTTGTAGAAACTCTTTTACCATTCCTATCAGATATTGGATAACCATTCTTTTCTATTTCTTTTCTTAATAATATTTTATTTTCTTCAGTCATGTTTGTAAAGTTCCTTAACCTCTCAAATGAACTACCACCAAATAGGTAGTCTCTATACAGACGTAAGAATTGCTTTAAGAAATTAACATCTAACTCTGCAGCAGTAACTAATGAACTGTTATATATAAAATCACGATGCTGTTCCTTTGATACATCAAAATTATAATCACCATTGTATAAGAAATTAAACAGTTTTGAAAAAGCTTTCTCTTGATCTTTCCTTATCTTAGCATGTCTATCATTTAAAGAATCTAAAGCTAAAAAGTATTCAGACTTATGAGATGAAACTAAAGAAGATTCTTTTTTAAACTTCATATCAGAACCAGAAACTACAGTCTCCCTTAATCCTTTAACTTTCTTTTCAAACATATTACTATCTGTGTTAAACTGTAACGTATTTAAAACTTCTTTGTCATTCAGACTATTAAAAGAAACTAAATCTACAATAAAAGCTTTCTCTCTATCAGATAATAGATCAGTTGATGGACGCTTACGAACTAAAGGAGTTGCAGCATCTTGAGAAGTAACAACTTCAGGTACTGTTATATTTAAAGAATCAATATAGTTATTGAATGCTGTAGTCATTGACGTATGCATTTGTTCAAATGGATTATAGTCTAATGCACTATCAAAGTTTCTATTTAACTCTCTAACAACTGTATCATATGAACCTATGTCAACCAATGCTGCATCAAATATAGGTAAAAAGAAAGAGTTAGATATACCTTTTGGGCTTTCCCCATGAGCCATCTTCAATCTCTCTAATGATTTACCTGACGCTGTTTTAGCAATTATATCTGCTTCAACACCATGAATTAACATAGCAACTGCCGAACTAAACTCTTTACCCCCAGAGAAACCTTCATTCTCTCCAGTTAATTCATTAATTTGATTAGGTGTTGCACTCATATCTTCAATAGTTTTATAATGAGTTACTGTATAAGTTTTACCAGCTATCGTAGTTTTCTGAGGTGCATTAGCTTCTTCATGTCCTCCTGAACTTTTTGTTGATATCATTAAATCAGTACCCGACATAGACTTAATTGGAATAGGTGTATTAATAGCCTGACTTATCTTTGTAAAAGATCTAGCAATACTTTTATACTCTAAAACAAAATCACTAAGTATCTCATTCAACCCTTGCATATAGTTAGAATGTATTACTGTTATAGATGGTTCTAAAAGGTCACTGTTATTTAGTCTCTCATAAGCATCTATAAACATCTCTTGCTCAGGGGTTACCCTTATAGAGCCATCTGGATTTTTTAACTCACGATCAGTAATAGCTTTTTGGTATATAGAATCTACTGTTTTTTGTACATCAGCTTTTAATGTAAAGAATTCTACACCATAAGGAGTTTTCATAATAGAATACTTATGCATTTCCCTATCTTTAAACACACTAAGAGCAATAGTCTTTAGGGTTTCAATGTAAGCTTCCTTACTATTACCACCTTGTACGTCTTCGATATAAGGAAGATCTTCCCATGTATCTACAGGATTACTTTGTAAGTTTTCATATAAAAGATGCTGCAGTTGATCTCGAACATCACCTCTATCAGTTAGATTTGAGACACCTTTCCTGTTAATACCTGTAAGATAACTCATATCTAGGTTACCAAGTAGGTGTGTTAAAATAGCTACACCACTTGTCTTACCATCGGTATGACTATTAAACTTACCATAGAAAGGTTTACCATCGCTTGATCTTTTCCATTTAGCATAGTCAGAGAACTCCATAAGTCCTTCAATAAATAGTAAACCATCCATACCTTTAGCAGCTATTGCTTTAATTAAATCAAGATCTTCTACTGGATCTAGTTCAACAGTTGGAAGCTTTGGAAATGTTGGTCTCTTAAATACATCACTTGCACTTGAATTATCTTTTAATATCTCTTCTCTTACTTGGTCAACATTTGTTTCCATACCTTCAGGAGTTACATTGTATGCAAGTTTTAATCTTTCTCCCCATCCTTCTAATAGATTAGAGTGTTGATCTAAAAGCCGCTCTCTTATCATTGGTAAAGCTTCAGATCCTTTAACCTTTTTCACACCCATTGCAGCAAAAGTATTTTCATATGCTTCGATCACATCATCTAACGAAGTTACATCAGTCTCTGTTAAAATCATAGCGTACATCTGTCTAAGATTTGCCTCTGCTCTATTACCTTTTCTAACTACATATACATTTGGGCTTCTTATCATAGCCCTTACTATTTTATTAGATAAGTAATTAAAGTATAGTTCTGTAACATCTATTCTTCCAGAGTATCCTTGTCTTGCATGATTAAAATATTTAATTCCATCACTTTCCATAGCTAAAACCTTTACTGTTTCTAGTACTTCAAGGACAGCTTTATCATACTCATGAGTTTTATCATCAACAGGTTTTTCAGGTAAACCTTTTTTAACTCTACCTTTATTCTTGCTTATCTGTTGTTTAATAGATAGTTCAATGTCTGCAACCTTAGTAGAACCAATACCTAAGATATCTAGTTTCCATAGGAGTTCAGGATTAAAAGCAACAGCCGATACATAAGTTGCAATATAGTTTCTTGAATCTGGTCTAGACATTAAGAAAGGAATAACTGTTTGCATAAATAAACTCAATCTTCTTTTATCTACAACAACAGGAACATTATTAAAATAATCAGTTGCTTCATTAGATGCTTTAGAAAATAGCTGACCTTTTGATTTACCTCTAATCTTACCAACGTCTAGAGAATTCACCAGTCTATCAACCCTAGGTCTAGATACCCTACCACCTAACATTCTTCTCCTGAACGCTGAAGTATCTGGACTGTTGATCTTACGATGTCCTTCAGGGGTTAATTGAAACCTTGTTTGTACACCTTTATGACTACCTGAGAATCTTCTTACAAGATCAGGATGTGTTATTTGATATATAGTTTTTGCAAAATCCCCTATAGCAACAGCTTCTTCCTTCACTATATCCTTTTCAATACTTTGACCTGTAGAATTCCTATAGTCTTCTATTATTTTTGTACCAAGAGCTTCACTAGATTGATTCTTAGATACCTGAGGTAATAGTTTACCACTACCCGTCTTCTCAATAGCAGTAGATGCGTCTGAGTTTATTGTACCAGCAAAATATTCTTCTGCATTGATAGAAGCTATCTGTAAAAATTGATCTCCCGGAACCAAAGAGTCTACATTAATATCCGGACCTTCAATCTTGTCTGTCTTTGGGTCTAATACTTTCCCATCAGTTGTACCTTTATAAGTAAACCTTTTAATTACATGGCCTAAGTCGATTGACTTCACAGCATTTAAAGAATACAAAGCAGATCTTAAAGATCCCGGATCATTTCCTTTAACTTTCATATTATCTCTGACAGTCTGAGCTATCTCTTCAGGTTTTGCATCTGCAACAGGTATAGTCTTAACCCCTTTCACTCTTGGATCAACTGAGATACTAGAAGGTGGGGTAAGTCCTGTAACTGTCGATGATTTACCAGCTAAGTTAGCAGGATTATTAACAAAATCTACCACACTATCTATTCTCTTTAACATCCCCTCAGATACTATTGGTGTAAATGAATCAGAGTGTCTTGTGAAAGAACCTATAGAATCTTTATCAGAATTATTATCATACTCAGTTTGATTACGTGTTAAAATATTTGCTGCATTCTCTGGACTAGTATCAACTTTAGCATACTCTTCAGCTGCTTGTTGATTAGTGACAGCTGGTAATGCCTGATTCATTAACTCATCCATAGTCATAGATGTTTGGGGTCCAGATCCTTCTTGAATCTCTACAACTGGTAAAGTATCTCCCTTTGCAACAGTGTCTAAAGGTTCAGTCCCTCTAAAAGAAACATCAGGAGTACCCATCAACCGTTGAAAAGTCTTACCTGTTACGTCATTACCAGTTGCTGTTCTTGGCTTACTGTTTTGCATTAGCTTAACAAGAGGATCTATTAGAATACTATTATTAATCCCTTGACTTGCTGATGTACTGGCTTTTGCTACCATGATTTACTCCTTAAAATTTTACATTCCCTATAACTTTCGCCACTGCATCTGATGCACTATCAGTCATATGATTCACTGACCCTACTATAGGAGCAGATTGAAACCATTTCTTAGTTCCCTTTTTAATATCACCTGATACAATATCTGATGTACCAGTTATCATTCTCTTTAAGTTACTAATGCCCGGAGATTCAGAAGCAACTGAACTTAGTACCCAGTTACCTATTGTAGTATCCCCACGTTTACCTTGAGGGTATAAAGGCATGAACTGATCTATAACACGTTCATAAGTACCAAGTAATCCAGATGATCTTACTCCACGTTGAATCCACTGTGCGTTATCTAAGTATTCATTCTCACCATCTTCATATTTAATCCAATCCTTTAAAGCTTGTGAAGCAAATCCTAACATGATCATACTTCCTACAGTAATAAATGTACTGTATCTCATACTTGGGGACCCTCTAACCACTCCTTCATCCCACATTTTCTTTAGGTGGTTAGCTGTAAACGTAGCCATGAACCCTTGGAACTGTGTGAATAAAGCAAACCTAGGATCTTGATAGATCAATGGTCTGTTCATAGCCATAGGTAATGCAACAGCTTCATTAACAAAATTAAAGACTGCTTCTCTTAACTGATCATTCCTAAACTCTAATTCGTCAGGAGTTAAGTAGTATAAATCATTAGAGTTATCGATAAGAATATCACTTGTCTTATTTACTTCTGCATTCCCTGCAATAATAGCTTTTTGTGCATCAACAATAGCTCGTTGTGATGACTTAGGATTAGCAATTATTTTATACTGTTCACGATTTCTTGCTTCTATGTTCAGTTGATATCTCATATAGAAATCTACAAATGTTTCAACATCCATACCTAGATTACGTAGATACTCTTTAGCTTGAGTCACTTCTTTAGTAATGATATCAATTTCTTTTGTATCTAAACTACTAAAAGATCTACCATCTGCAGTAACAATCTCATCATTAACTGAAAGTGTTATGTCTGCAGCATTAGGCTTACCCACTTCTAAATTATCTTGTTGAACTAAGTAAGAGTAATCAGCTATAGTTTTTAATTTATCATTAATAAAATCAGTAGCGATTGCAGCTCTAACAGCACGAGTGTAGTTTGTCCAACCTTGAAGACCATTCCATTTAAAGAACCCCTTCATTATATTCTGCTGCCAAACATTAATCTCAGTAACACCTGTTGTTGTTGCAGCACCTAAAGAATAATCACCATACCCTAGTAGATTAATAATGCGTTGACCATTACTTAAGTACATAGCAGTTTCAAGATGTGGTGTGGCTCCAGTTGCCTTATTAGCTA